ACAGGGGCAACAGGGGCAACAGGAGCAGCTGGATCCGCAGGTACCGCAGGAGCAACAGGGGCAACAGGGGCAACAGGAGCAACAGGAGCAACAGGTGCAGGTCCAACGGGGGCTGCAGGCCCCCCTGGTGGTAACATTGGGACACTGCCGAATCCGTTTAACATGTCGCTCGGTATGACAGGCTGCGTAGCAGTCTCAGATTACAGTTTTACACTTCCCTCTGACAGTCAGACAACACTCATCAACCGTGCTGCCGTCACAACAGGTAATAGCTTTTACTGCCCTACACCTATAGGCTTAGCAGATACTCTAATCTATGCTCCACCTCAAGACAATCTAATCATCACTGGTACTGTCACACCAAATGTGGCTACCCCATCGCAGTTTTGGTGTATAGGAGTTCATGGAGGTTCTGGGCCAAGCTATGGCACAACTGTAGCATCATTAGGTCCTAATTATGGCTTTGGTATTACTCCTGCGGGTGTGACTGGCTTTTATAACATTAGTATCTATGACCTGGACTATATAAGTGTCCATACCTATGCATTATATACTACTATTCCTGCCCCTGCTGCCCATACATCTGCTACCTATTATATCCATTTCACAGAGTCCTCCATCTCCTATTACTGGAATGGTCAGCTCCTCTATGTTAATACTGCTCCCTCTTATTATGGTCCTACCTTACATGCTCCTTCTGTATTTTCCATATATGGTGCATTAGAAAATGTAGGCAGCATCATGACTGTCTCGGCAGGATATTCTAATCAATATCCAATCTATGCTACTCCTGCTACCTCTGGCAGTGTGACGATTACTGCAACAACGATTACCCAACAACTTACATTAAGCAGTCCTCCAAGCTACTGCTATACACCTCAGACCTTTCCAACCTGCTATCTTACCTGTAATGCTAACTTTGCCAACTATGCAAGTCAATTCATCGGTTTATCCTCCACAGGTCCTACAGGTAACAACTATGGCTTTACCTATTACACCGATACCCATTTATACGTGTCTTTAAGTGGTGTTAATGTACTTGACTTAGGTATCCCTACGTATCCTGGAACAGGTACATGGGCTACTACACCATCGTTACCGTTAGGACTTGAACTCACTTCGTCAGGAGTCGTCTTCTACTATAATGGGGCAGTCGTATACGCAGCACCAACGATTGCAGGGAACTACCAGGGCGTATTTCATCTAACAACCGTTAATGATTATGTTACTAATATAGATTATGGGTACTTTAGTGGTGCGGGTAATATCCCCTTATATGCAAACTGGACATGGGCCACTACTGGTACAACATGGTATGATAATACAGGTGCCAATGTTACAAATTTTACTACAGTACCCTATGCCTATTTAGATCCGACCTCAGGTACTGCAAATGCACGAAACAACTTTACTCTTACCGAACCTACTGTACTGGGACAAATGAAAGTTCCTGTCAGTGGTACCTATCTACTACAGTGGACGTTGGATACTAGTGGATTTGGTGGTCAGTATTACATGTTCATATCACTCAATGATGGCGCAAACGATGACGTAAGCTCAGGAGCATCCTATGTGGTTGCGAATACGAATGGGTCAGATATCTGTTGTATCTCCGCTACTGTAAAAATATTAACATCCGACTACTTCAACATTGGTGTCGACATGATTACAGCATCCGCAGGAACACCATCGAATCCGAGTGGATCTTTTACAATTAGTTATCTTTGTGCATAATAGACATGAGTTACAAGCCGTCACTCTCTACCATCCATGGTGTATTTACTTCCTATATTGCTGGTCAACATGACGTGGGTAAATCACCCTATGGCGCATTAGACACTGTGCCCTATATCGTATCCTATTTGCAGCAGACATCGTCCTCCCCTGTCTCCTCCGTCACTGCCGATACGATTGCTACTGTGAAAAATCATGAGAAGTCTATTGAGCAACTGACAAATCACATCTCACTTCTTACCATGCAACTTAATGCCCTTACTACGGCTAAGAAGTGATTTGTCCTCTCCATGTTTCGTGGACATGTCCGCAGCATTAATCACTCTTACCTGCGCCTTGGCCTTTTGTAACGTAGTATGCTTAGCATGAACGAATCCCGTATCCTTGTTCACGACTTTATATAGATGATGTCCAGCTGGATATATTCCCAATGGCATCTATTATGTCTACAGTTAGTAAATATGTTTTACTACAGTAATGGCAAACGCGTAGACATCTTTAACAAGAGGCCCCGTAATTTATCCGCAGGAGGACCCATAAAGGATGACCCTAAGATCAATGACAAGAAAAATGATACGGTTTCTTCCTGGCTAGAATATGGGTCCCTTGTGATACCCGTACCTGTCATGAAGTCTGGTATTATGAATAAGTACCATGGGATGATTACTGGTAAGAAGCAGTTGCACATGCACCAACTAGGAAAGACCATTGTTATGCCTGGTGAGATGGTAGTGAATAAGAAGTATGCTGGGTCAGTGGAACACTTTCTTAAAGAACATGGTATTACTCTTCCCTTAACGCCTGGACAAAAGATTCCTAAGTTTACATAGAATGAAAATCGTATACGGCGGGATAACAATTACGCAGGAAGATGTGGACCGATGGTGGGCAACCTTGTCCGAGGCTGAAAAACTGCATATTATGAAATGAACTAAAATTTACAGTATTTTAGTTTATTTATAAACAATAGAATGGACCGTATTGGTGTTAACATGAAACTACTTGCTGGTGCTACTAAGGAAGATATCCTGGATGCTATGAACATTACAAAGGTCGTTGCCTTCATTAAACGAGATGAAGAGATTGAGGGTGTCCGTGCCACTGGGGTATTTGAACCCGTGCTATTAAGTAGGGAAGAAATCGCAGTAGATACTAGCAAGGATGGCAGTACAGAATGTCACAGTAATGGAGTATACCTTCCATGTGAACAGTAGTGAGCGATCCAGTGGAACAAATACTAATTTCAACATCAACTTTTCCCAAGTAATTAATCTACTTGCCAAGCGTGGGCAGTTTCAAGTGATGTTCAACTCGGTACAAATCCCTTTCACCTTCTATCAAATGAATAGCATCGATTCACTTAACGTGATTAATGTTACCATCTCTACAGGGACGGATAGCTGGACACAGAACATCACCATTGCCCAGGGTAACTATACGCCCTATACATTGATAACAGAGTTGACGAATGAATTGACACAAGCCTGTCAGTATCCACCCGTAGGACATGTCGCATCTGCCTTCACACCTACCTTCAATTTTTCTTATACACCTTCCACGGGTTACATCACATTTCTTCTAACAGCTCCCGTTACATCCTCCATCTATCTCAACTTTAACAATAGTCCTAATGTGAACACAGGTGGATTCTTTGGTATCAATACCGTAATACCTACCCAAGTGCAAATGTTGCCCTTTCAGCCCGTCACAAGTACCCAGCCATGTGTCCTCAACCCTATCAACTATCTTCTTGTGCGGTCAAGTCTCAAGCAGTTCCGTAACCGTGAGTTTATCGTCTTACGTGATGATGTGTCAGACATTCTTTATAAGGTACCCATTACTACATCACAATCTACGTGGATCAATTACTTTCAAATGAGTGAGCCTATCTACATCATTGATAATACGATTCAGTCCATTAACTTCTACCTCACGAATAATCTATCGTATACACCTATGAACTTACAGTTAATTCCATGGGCCTTCTCATTCACCATCCGTGAAGTACTAAGACCTGACTATGAGTCTCTTAATACGTTTATCAGCCTTATTCCACCCTTGGAGCATAACGATGAGGAAGTGAAGCAGTTGTTAGAGGAGAAGCAAAAGCTAATGGACAAACTGGCACTTTATAAGAGGAAATTAAATGTCATGCCATTAAGTAAAGATGAGCGTACTGACGAAGGCGTTGGCTCCGTTTGATAATCAAATATGTAAGGAGAATACGCCACTACCATTAAAGTCGTGTAACTACGGTATATTCGGCCGCAGGGGTTGTGGTAAAACAAACCTTCTTCTCAACTTGATATCAAAGAAGGAATCTCCTTGGCATAAACACTTCAATATGATATTCTTTATTTCGCCGACGGCCAAGAATGACCCTAAGGTAAGTGACTTATTAGAGGACATAGGTGACCAGTACTATGACACGTTATCGCCCGTAGTATTACAAAGTATCATTGATAAGATTGACCATCATAAGGAAAAGTGGGAGCGGAAGAAGAAGCGAGGGGAGCCTGCCTACTGTATCATATACGATGACTGTATCCACCTTTTAAAAGCCAAGCAAAATCAAATTATCAATGAATTGGCTACACAGAACCGTCATAGGAAGATAACGAACATTTACTTACTGCAAAAATGGAATACCTATCTACCAACACTCATACGGTCGAATCTCGATCTTATCTCCATTTTCCGCAGTGATAATAAAAAGGAAATTAACTCATTCTTTGAGGAGATGAACATGGACGAGACTAAGATACGTGCCTTATACGAATATGCTACGAAAGAGGAATACTCCTTCCTGCATATTAACGTATACCGTAACCCAGTAAAGTTCTACCGCAAGTTTGATGAAATTAAATATGTAGAGTAGTAGAAATGCTAGCGGTCCATTATCAGCATCCTGATTACAATCCCTTCTATAACATGGAAGAGGGCCTAAAGAAAGGTGGAAGGAAGAAGCACCATCGTAAGCCGAAGAAGGACGGTGTCCATGTAAATGTACATGTGAGTAACAAGCTAAATGTTGGCCGTACGCTAAGAGACGGTGGTAAGCAACGGCAATATTCAGATCAAAACCATGTTATACGTTACATGGCTCCTAACCGTCGCATGGCGAATAGGCCACGTGTCCTAAGCTATAACTCATACGCAGTCCCACCAACTCAGATCACGGACTTCCGCCGTCCAGCGGAACATGGTCATGTCGCAGAAAAAAAGGGACCATGGGAGAAAGACTGGGGCGAACAGAAATCAGAACTTAATCGCTCCCATGTTACACCTTACACGTTAGCAAAAGAGGGCAATTCACGGACTCCTTATTCTACCCTCGATGTCCCTAATGGACGCACCGTGCCTATTTTTACAGCCAATGAGAACCCTGCAGGTATTGCACCAGTATCTACCCTTGCACAACGTGTGACTGCTTCAGGTCTAGGAGTTCGTGGTGGAGTCTTCTATGAACAACCTGAACAACTAAAGCCTGAGCAATATGGCAATGAAGATCCGAAAGAGAATTATGCGAATGCATCCGTGTCATATTTTAAGCCTCGTGGTCGTGATAACATTCCGTCTCCTGCAGATAGACAGTTTACAGGTGCAGATCCCGTGGACTACTTCCCCCTACGGGGACAAAGCGCCGTGCCTCGTGAAGAAGAGCAACAGCGATCCGCATTTCGTGTTGTGCATCCTGTGGAGCCATTACCTTATTCATATTCACGTCAGGGTACTCCTGCACTATCTACTGACAGTCCTCCAGGTGAGCCTGATATGGGATTTGCATTTAAAGGTCTTCATGGATCACCGCTACCTAAAGCGGCTTCACCATCGCCACCTAAAGCGGCTGCGGCAGCAGTATCAAGAAAGCCATTACTACCAGAGCATCTATGGCCGAAAGGTGTGAAACTTTGTTATGATAAACGAGGTCGCAAAGTTACCATTTGTGACCCGCAGTCAAAAGCTCATTATGAAAAGCTTAATGAAGAACTTAAAGCGCTAGAGAAGGAACACGGGTACAAGCGTGGTGGCAGGGTACATGCCCACAGTGTCTTCCATTAAAATATTTACTGTAATAAATGGCTGACATACCACTACCTGCAGTTATCCAGGGTCCTCCTGCTGCTGCCGCTGTGCCTGCGCCTGCCCCACCTGTTGCTGTAAATGGGAAGCAATATATTCTATGCATTACTAAAGACCTGCTAGATGCTGACCTTGCTCTACTCAAAGCTTTCAACGTTGTACAGTACGATGATGCTGTTCATAAGAATATTCCTATCCGCAGTTATCCTTTTGATATCCTGGTGCTAGACCTACGATGCAAGGGAGACCGTTACACGTATATGAAAGAGGTAGAACCCAATCGTGCCTTATACAACGTAGTCATCTTCTGTTACAACTTTGAGAATCAGGAGGCGACCGAGATCATCCCTGATGCGGATAATATTCTTAACAAGCTCCCTGAGCCTCAGGCAGTACCGCAGACCTTTCTTGATATGTTATTAGTAAAACGTATTAAGAAACCGAGATGGTACTTTGCCTTGTTCCGTTGTATCGCCAATGGATACTCTAAGATAAAAAATTGATGGCCCCGTGTCAATGTGCAGTAGATTGTTATACTACAGTTCACACGGGGATGTCCATGTCTTAATTTATTTTTTAATGTATTCCAGGGCAACAGGAAGCGAATGACCCATCGCCTCCGCAGTAGCCTTCATGTCTTTTAAGGCTGGAATGTCCTTGTACTTATCTGATAAGTAGATATGACGTAGTAGAGAAGTTGATAGAGGCTTATGAAAGAAGGAGTGCATTAAGTGGGTGAGCTGAGTAGGTGTAATGTGATTCTTCTGTTTGGTGTTCATTAGTAAATACTCATGAGGGTTCAATGCGATCCATTGCTTCATGATTGTTGCCAGCTTCTTAGGGATGACTTCGGTCTGTGTCCCATACTTCTTAGAAGTCTTGTATGTGTTAAATACGAATGACGACACTTTCTTATCGGTCTTCATAAAGTTATCATTCGTAGCAGATACGTTACGGATCTTGAATGCGGTATAGTCGAGGCTGCGTCTAGGAGGAATCAGCAGTAGGCACGATAGTAATACATACAGTTGTACATGGCAGAATTGAACAGATGATAAGGAATCCTTCTTAAGTAAGGGCTGTACTTCTTTCTCGAGTTCATTGTACTTCCGCATAATTTCATCCATGGTCATCATGCCTTCTTTCTGACGGTCACTAAGCTGTTGCTCATCAATCTCCTTCTTGGATACTGCGATGTCGCTGTTCATTAGCTTCCGTAGTGCTTCTACGGCTTTCTCTTTATCCTTTGAATCATCGTTGTCAATGAATACGATGAGACATGCGAGGCGAGTCTTACGAGTCTTAGGGTCAACGGATTCCAGGTGCTTGATAATGTCAGCATAATGTTTAATGACATCGGATGGATGCTTGAGTTCAATCTTAAGTTGCTTGGCAACATTGTTAAGGATGGATGTATAGGTACGGATGGATCCCTCGGATAAGTCAGGACGGTTCGCTTTAAAGATTTCTTTGACCATGTTCTACTAGGCTCGTAGTTTATTTATAAACTATATTTGATGTTACACTATAAACCATAGAATGAACAGTTTATATATATGGTTTAACCTATGAAGTGCTAAATATTCTGGTTTAAACCCCCAACCATAGCTTAAAGAGACTATAAAAAATTTTTTATAGTCTCTTTAAGCTATGGTTGGGGGTTTAAACCAGAATATTAACCAGGATATTGTTATGTTTATCATATAAACCATACATAAACCATACGGCTTGGGGCGCTTTAATTATTTTCTTTACAATAGGTAAAGAAATGCCATATAAGATTGTAAGGATTCGTCCTTATCATAATATCTTCAAGGTCGTAAATAAGGACACAGGGGAAGTACATAGCAGGCATACCTCGTTACTAAAAGCGAAAGCCCAAGTTCGGTTATTGTTGCGTAGCATCCGTGTATTGTAAAATAATATTTACAGTACATAGAAGATGACGGAATATGTACAGCCATCAGACGATGACCTTCATGCATTGATGCACAAGTTTTTTAGAAACCAACCGCAAACCATCTGTACCATTCGGCGACAAGATGATACGGAAACCAAAAGTAAAAATGATTTAGAAGATCATGAACTGTCAACGAGCGGTTTATCTATCAAACCATCTATGGACGGTTTATCTAATGATGTCCATGAAGCCCATGAACCTTTAAGTGATGCCCATGATGTCCATGATGCCCATGGACCCGAGGGTGATGCCCATGATGTCCAGGATGATGTCCATGATGCAGTTGAACATACGATTGTTCATGTTCCCCAGGACATAGTCCCACATCCATATGATGCATTCCTCCCCGTGCATGTACGGGCATGTCCAGACGATCCAAGTTTGAATACGGTAGTGATGCCACCGCAGGATGCTTCAGACCACCATGAGCCATCCCCTCTTCCTCTGCAGCGTGGTGTTTCCTTTTATGAGCCCTCTTCTTGTGATGTGCTTTAGGTACTACACGATCCGAGGGGCAAGGGACTTCCACGACATGACCATGGTGCTTGCGTCCACCACGTTTCAGGCTGGACTCTGCTTCGGTAGAAGCTTCCTCAACAGGCTTAGACATGACGTTGCCAACTTTCTCATCTTTGGCTTCCTTGATCATAGCTACAGTAAGGCCAGCCTTTTTAGCTTCTTCAGGGAACTTCTTGATGGCAGCAATGAGCTGAGCAGGAGTATTAATAACTTGGGTCTTAATACCTTCTTCATGCAGTTTGTCCATGACTACCCCACCGTCTGCGTAACGATGGACCTTACCACCGTGTTTGTACTTGCTATTAAGCCAGTCCGCAATGGGAGTCCCAATCACTGGGACTTTACCTAAGATAAAACTGGTACCAGTCTTCGCCACCCATTTAAGGGCGGAGGTCGCTGCATTTTTAACAAAGTTACTTACAGCGGAACCCATGTATATCTATTAGACGAATAATATTTTTCAAATAGATATATGTATAATGACTGTATGAACCGTATGAGTTTACTACCGAACCAGTTCAATTGAACCTGTGGAATCAATCAACATTTGGAAGGCTGATAAAATTATGAAGTAGAACGTGGACGAAACACCAACGACCGTGTTCGTAGTACCAGCAAGGCCAAGCTGGATGTTCATGATAGAACAAGGCGAACCTTGAAAACTTAAACCCTCATTTACTCGCTGTGCGCTAGCACCAGCCACAAAGTACTGAGTAAGGAAGCTACCACCTGATGCATTACCACCGTTGGCCAGACCCGTTGCGGCACTGTTGACCAGGGGCGAAGTAATGGATGCATCAAACAGGCGACCCAGAACCTTCTGAGCCTCGGCGAAGTACAGAACAGGATCCGTAGTGGAGTTGAGCTGTAGAGAGCTGATAAGGCGACCATCCAACGATACTTGAAACTGGTTGATGTTGTTAGAGATGCTAAAGACGGAGTTAGCGGCACCCGTAGTAACAAGGGCCAAGTTAGCCGAGTTATACTGCATGGCAAGAACACCTTGAAGTGACGAGACGTTCAGACCATAGTTCAAATTGAGCGTACCCGCACCCGTACCAAAAGTGGTCGGGAGGGTGACCGTAGACAAGTTGGTATAGGCATAGACGTACTTAGCGCCCTGCATCATGTCATGACGGACCTTCTCAATGAAGTTCTGCTCGGGCATAATCTTGTCGTAGACAAGCTGAACGTTGGAGATCGTGACACCCGTCCAGACAGGGTCGGTAGCACCTGCTTGGTAGATGGAGGAGATTGCACTTTGCCAGTCAATTTGATACTGTAACGTACCATTAATTAAGTAGAGGGGCACTGCCTGCTGACTTCCAAGTAGACCAAGGAGAGGTAGGACAAAGGTGTAGCCCTGAGAGTTAGCGTTGGCAGCGGCGGCATTGTAGTATTGAACGCCAGATCCAAGCATTAATGTGGCATCGTGGGCCAACCAGTCAGCACTAGTAGAGTTTGCCAGCATGCCATCATACGCGGACCATGCGTTCTGAATGTTATCGCATTGAATGCTGTTAACGTAGGATGAAATACGATTCACGCAACATGATGCACTTTGAGTAGCACCCTTGAAAAACCATGAGGAGCTGTTAACGGCAGCGCCTGAGGTCATTTGGAGCGTGAACCGTACGTAGCCGTTCATCAAAATTCCTGCACCAGCTCCGCACGGAATCTGAATTACTGAAGAGCCACCAAGGGACTGATTACCTGAGAGAGAAGGCACATTTACAGTTTGCATCGACGATGCGATGGGTTTAGCCGTTTTGTTACTCTTCCAACTTTCTGGAATGCTATCAAAAGAAGCGGGAAGTACATAATGCGTATAGCCATCACCAACGGTGTGCAGCGACATTTATTCTACTCGTAAGAAGAAAAATATCTGGCATATTACCGCTGATATTTCGAGGAGCGTTTCTTGTGGGGCTTCTCGTATGTGTCCAGTTTGATAGGCTGAACAGATTGACGTGGCCGTGGATCTTCGGGCTTGTTAGGAATAAGGAAGGATTGTTCATGATGAATGACATGGCTTATTCCACCGGACGTTAAACGTCCGATTTGTTGTTTCTGTCGCATGGTCTCTACTTAAACTCCCTATCAATCATTTCAAAGTCTAACGACACGATGGCATTAAACGTAGCAGGCAGTGCACTGGCATCGGATGAAAAGGTCTGGACTATTTTAAGATACATTTGACCATTGAATTGGTGATCCGTAAGATGATAGGCATCACGACTCATATCAATAGACTGTGTAATCTGGCATACCGTAGTAGGCATGCACATGAAGGTTAGATACCGTAGTGGACTGTAGGCGAAGTACAAGTTATCGGACTGTACCTGTAATACACGGTTAGCAGCAGCGGACCCATCGTGATACTGAATGCCTAATACACGTAGACAGGCCTTGCCCGTAATGGGTATCGCAAAGTAGGTACCATTGTTTGTATTATTAATGTAGATTTGGACAAAGACCATTTACTCTATTATGGTATTAAAAAATGCTCATGTTATTCATAAAGTACTTGTTACCATGGTGCTGTAGTCGTTCATCAATACGTTTTACTGCTTGGATACGTCGTTCTGCCTTACGGATGTACTTCTTATCTTTATAGGACTCATCATCGGATGATGCTGAGTCGGACGAGGAGTCATCACTTGTAGAATTATCAGAAGTTGCACTTGTTACCGTATCATACTGGGGGCGACGAGGTGTTTTAGGGCGTTGGTACCGTGGCTTGGGTTCTTTAGGTGGCTTAGGTGCCTTGGGCTCTTTAGGTGCTTTGGATGGCTTGGGTGCTTTGGATGGCTTGGGTGCTTTAGGGGAGGGAGCCAGGGACGCAGATGGTTCGGCCCATTGTTCATTTTCATTGACGGTATCCATCTTCTTGGCACGTGGCTTACGTGGCTTACGAGCCTTCACTACCTTAACAGGTACATTGGGATGCTCATCCTTGAGTTGTGTTACTTTCTCTTCCACCAGCGCCTCATGCTTCTTTAGGTGCTCTTCTTGCAGCTGTTGATGCTTTTCTTTGATGTCTCGGATCTTGGCCTGTCGTGCTTCACGGGCCTTCATGACAGACCGTAGCTGTGCCTCAGTAGGTTGTCGCTTCGGTTTCTTGGGTAGCTCGGGAGCATTCTTTTCAACGATGATCTGAGTTACTTCCGTAATAGGTACTTTTGTAATACGAGTCCTGGTCTTCTTGATAACATTCTTAATAGCATTAGGGGCTTCATCAGGCTGTATCACTTCATTGACGGGATTGACTTCCACGACGCTCATTTCTATGGTTTGCATACATTATAAAAACTGTAAACTTATTGTCAAACTGTATATTTACAGTTTATATGTCCTGATATAATTCTTTGGATACTGTAAAAATAACTCGTCACCTGCTGCAATATCTTCCGCTGCATATACTCCTCGTTTTTTTAATACTGCATTCGGTGTCTTTGATTCATTCATGTAATGTGATAGATTGTCATGTTGTTTACCATTAATTATTCTATTACGTCTACCTAAGTGATATGTACAGCTAATGTCTGCCCCATACTTCTCTTTAAAGTCCTTTAGAGACATCTCTTCACCTATATAGTCTGCAAGTCTTGTATTCTTTTTAATACAGTTTACAGCAAACACACCTTTTCCGTGAACTGTAGAATTGCGAATCTCACAGTCGGCAGTATATTCACAGTTTATTTTTACAGGCTGCTGTAAACTGACAGGCTGCTGTAAATATGTTGGCTCATGAAACAAATCAATACCGATCCACTGCCGACCAGGACAGCATGTACTGCTAACTGCATTATTACAAAATGGGTCTAACACAGTATCACCTGCTTTACTGTAAGAATCATAGATAAGTCGTATCATGTCCTTTGGTCTCGTTGAGAACCCATCAATTTCCCGTTTCATATTAAGAAAATGTGTCTGATACTTACCTTTTACAGTTTGTGGCTTTAACTCATACACATATCCATAATAGGTACTATCACCATTACTTGTAAAGGTCCGTTCCTCATTACCCACACGCTGCGGATAATAAGAGGCACCTTTCCCCTTCCATACTAAAATTTCCTCTACGCATCTCAGTGGCTGTATCTTTGCAATATATGGGTTCGTAGTACCTTCCTTCTTCCAATACCACGAATAGTCAGGACTTCGTGGGGCATCACGTATAAGGGTATAGTTGAATGGTACTGCACAGTGTAGGATGAGAGTGCCGTTAGGTGTTAAAAGTCGGAAGGCTTCTTTAAAGAAGTCTGGCCAGTTGATGACAGTGTCCCATTTATTCTTGGTAGCTCCATTAAAGGGTGGATTGGTATAGATGAGATTTACAGTATGGTCACCTAATGTTTTCATGACAGTTATGGCATCGCCCTGGTAGAATGTCATCCCTGTATATCTTCATATTATATAATAAATGAATCTACCCGAGGATATTATATTTTTACAGTAGGGAATGTATGACATTACAAATTACAGTATGCACCGAGCGAAGCAGCGAGGGTTAGAGATCCGATCGAGTCATAAACTGCATAAAAAGTTAGATGTTTATAAACATGGTGTATATGTTGCCAGTGTAGGAGATAATAGGTACTTGGACTATCCTACTTACATAAGAGAGAAAGGTAAGAAGTATGCAGATGAAAGAAGAAGATTGTACCATGAACGTCATCCGCAACATACTGTAAGGGAGGACTTAGCACGGTGGTTATTGTGGTAAAATACGAAAAAATGACCAGGTCTCGTAGAAATGAGCTGATTAGTAGCATTGTAATGTTATTAATGGGTGAAAGCATCATGGTAGAAAAAATAATATCGAGTGATACTATTTTTAATTTGGGTTTTCTTGTGATAATCAATTTTTATGTTTTTCGGTTCGATCTCTAATATTCAAAGCATCCAAACTCAGTCATAATTTCACCGATTACCTCCATCATAGGGTCTCTTTTTTTGTATGCTTTCATTATCTCTCTAAGGTCATTGTATCGTAATCGATCTGGCTTACCAACATAGGCGTATTCTTCATCTTCTGTTTGAAATATTTTATACGCAATCGTCGTTACATAGTAGTGAAAATACCTACGAAAACGGATTCCTTTTTGTTTTCCTTGAATGGAATCATCCAGAATCGCTCGGTGCCTTTCAATTACTGCAATACGTCGCAAACGACGCTCAGAAAGTCTCTTGATTTCTTCTTCTTCCCATTCTTGTTGTCGTTTCTCTTCGTCTTCCTTAAAGATACGTTCGGTACGTTGTTCAGGGGTTTCGTTAGACATCATTTGGTTACTGACTTGTTGTAATTTGTCTTTTCAATTTTCATTTTTTTGGAATCAATTTTTATTTTTTTGGCATTTCAATTTTTATTTATATTTTCAAAAAGTGGTTATTGTGGTAAAATACGAAAAAATGACCAGGTCACGTAAAAGTGAGCAAAAAAGCGTGTCTCGTAGAAATGAGCTGATTAGTAGCATTGTAATGTTATTAATGGGTGAAAGCATCATGGTAGAAAAACCGAAATGGTAAAACTGGGTATTGTCCCGTAGAAATGAGCTAACTCGAAGCATTGTAATGTTATTAATGGGTGAAAGCATCATTAAAAAAAATACAGGTTGTTAAAAATGGGTGACATCGTTTTTATCATCTTTTTTCATCTTTTTAATATGATTAGCGAGTATATTCATCAAATAATATGTACGATTTTACACCCATTTATTTATCGTTTTTTTAGGGGTCATTTCAAAAAGGTGGAAGGACTCAGACTAAAATTTTAGGAATGTCAAAATGGTATTTCCCAAAAATGAAATTTCCCAAAAAGATTTTAGAGAAGTCGGGGAAAAAATACCAAAAATTTACAGGTGAAAATCTGTACTTTTTTCTATCCATTAATCGTATTAAAAAGTGATAAAATTGAATGAAAAAAATGACCAAAAATGGGTGAAAAAAGGTCATTTCGTACGCTCAATATTTCAAAGCTCCGAAGGCGGGCGAGACAATATTTCAAAGCTCCGAAGGCGGGCGTATTTTCGTACACGTGTGTAAAATACGAAAAAATATTATGTTCCGGCAAGATAGGAAAATGACTGAGAATCGGATGATTGTTGAATGCTCCTCGTGTAATGAGACAATTCGTAAAGATACCTATATTACTCATATTATAAAGAATCATCAAGGTTATTTCTGGGACGAGATCTTATGCTTCTATAATGAAAAAGATACTGGTCTTCATGATTTACGCAGTAGACATCATCTAACAGATGCCATTAGTGTATTACAAGATAATAGTCCCTATGAATTAGATGATGAGTTATATGCTGACTTTGGGGACAAAGCGACCTATAAGAACTCTCATACTGCTACGAAACACATCATGAAACATCCTGATAAGCATAAGGCTAATTTTGTTGAGCTGATACGTCAAAGTATTAGTGAGGAACGACTCCTTACACTCTTTAAATGGATCATCGCAAAGCCTATTAAAGTCATCCAGGATGAGAACTATGTGAAAGAGAAGCTTGCTAAGGGCTACCAGGAAATTGAAAGGAAGAATGAAGCCTTTCATAAGGAGCTGGAAGCCGCACGTATCCAAGTAGAACAAATTATGCGGTTTAAAGAGACTAATGCGTATAAGGATGCAGTCAAATTAAATGAAACACATTACCAACTATCTGCTGAGAATCGAGAATTACGTCAGCAAATAAATACACTTAAAAGCGAACTCTCTGAATACGAGAATTCATACCTTGGCATGGAGGCAAAGAATCACAATACGATGACCCGTGAAATAGAGGAACTTTCCTACTGGGAAAAAGCCAAGAAGAACCTCGAAGCCAAGGTAAAAAAGCATGAAGAGGAATGTGATAAGAAAGTGAAACGAGCAGTGGAAGAGTTCGAGACCTATAAGGAAAAGGCCGAGAAGAAAGAGAAAAAATTGAAAATTGAAATTAAGGCCTATAAACAGGAGCTTGAAAGGGCAAAGGCCAAGAAGGAGCTAAGTAGTGATAGTGATAGCGATTAATTACACACGACTATATAGAATGGACGATGATGAATACTACTATGCCTATTCGACACGAGCATTATACGGTACTTATCATTACATAACTGCCTATAATGATTTTTTAACGTATATTTACGGTAAAACGATGGCACGATGCAGCTCATTTGCAGCATATCTGGATCGGCTACGTATGGAACTCCATGACTGGACGAAACAGCTGACCATGAAGCAGTGGAATGAGATTACTGCCTCATTTACACGGCAGCACGGAATGCAACTTGAGCCTTATACCGAGAAAGAGCCGCAGCGTCAACTGGTCTATCTGGTACTCAGTGATGCTATGTACCGTGATACGAACCTGCAAAATGAATATGATGGTGTGACGATACCTATCAGCGAAATGTATAAAGGGCTGACCATCGCAAAAAATAAAAATTGAAATGCCAAAAAAATAAAAATTGATTGCCAAAAAAACGGATTTAAATAGCCAACACGATATAACATATTTAAACGTACTCACCCATGTCTAACATATCAATTGTGACGGAAGGCCTTCTTACTTTCCTAGGATTCCGCGCACTGGATGCATCCAACCTGTCTTTCTTTCAAAAGCTAAAGAAGGAGTTCCCAAAGAATAATATAAAATGCCTTCCTCTCATCAACAGTAACACAAATACCATTACCTATGCCACCTTTCAGAAACATTTTAAGTTTGCCATCCACGTGTCCAAAGCTCCCCGAGATGAAAGGGAGACGTATCAATTGATGATACTGTGCCTCATTAAGTTCTACGACATTGACCGAGAGTTATTCCAGAATGGTGCTCGTATTGTCAACAGCGGAATGCTTGAATTTCCCCACACGGAACACCAAACATGCATTCGCCTATGGTGTTCCAAGAAGATCGGAAAGAATGTCGTCTATGAACTCACAGTCTCTTCCTACAAGGGCGCAGTCCCAGAACCGATGAAATCCGACCCGAGCAAGACTAAAAATATCATCCTCAAATAACAATACTATGCCGAGTCACCATACCCCTTATCATAAAAAGAAAATAAAAAGAAAAATAGCCTAGTCTATTTTTTATCAAAAAAATTGAAATGCCAAAAAAATAAAAATTGATTGCCAAAAAAACGGATTTAAATAGCCAACACGATATAACATTGAAGACGTTTGCATAGACCCTATTCAAACATCACCATGCCTATTAATATATATAATGCGACATCCCTTGCCCAAGTAATTGACATAGTCCGCAATGAAGTATTCGCTTTTATACAACATGAAAAAAATGAAAAGATTACTGAGGAGGAATATGAATCCATCGTTGATGAGATAGTAACTGAAGAGGCGGATAGCACACCTCACCTATGCAATTCGGTCTATGTAAAGATATGGATAGAAGAATATGGTACTTTTAAGGCATTTAAAGAGGCACTTGACGACGGCTATATTATAGATCAGGATACCGAAGAAAGGTTTTACACATATCTTCTCGTTTTACATCTTTACCGCCAAGATTATAGCTATGATTCCTATAAAACGTATTGCGAAAAAAATCCCTTATAACTCTAAGGTGCGTCCCAGTGCCGAAGCATAAATATCCCCTTCCGGTAGGAGATGCCTAACTATCAACAAGGAAAAATATACAAAATTACAAGTACCATGACCGACCAAGTCTACGTCGGATCTACCGTTAAAAAAAACATAAACATACGTTTCAATGAACACAAAAGAAATTATAAACAATATCTTAAACAAAAGTTCCATGCAAACATGTCTAGTTTTTTAATGCTGCAGTACGAGGATGCCAAGATTGAACTCATTGAGGAGTACCCATGTAACACCGTAGAACAACTATATGCTCGTGAACAACACTGGATAAGTACATTACCTACTGTGAATAAACATAAGGCTATCCTGACACCACAGGAGCATAAGCAGTACCATGCACAGTATTTTCAAAATCACAAATCGGAACGTAACGAGTATAACAAGAGAGTCATCACATGCGAATGTGGCATGACAAGTACGTACCGTCATTTAGCCAAGCATAAACGCAGTCAACGGCACTTAAATGCATTTAATGATACATTAGTAACCACGAATGAGTAGCTCCTATCATAAAACGTATTACCAGGCACACCGTGCTGAGATGATTGCAAGACAACAAATCTATTACCGAGCTAATAGAGAGAAGTATCTACGGTATATGGAAGATTATAATAAGGAATACTATAAGCAACACATACAACACTGCCGTACATTTTGTAAGAAAGGCATAGAGGTACGTGACATTTCACGTCCATGTAAAGCCCTGGAGCTACGTAGGGAGATGTCCAAAGCAAAAGAGGAACCCAAGAAAGAGGATCCCAAGAAAGAGCTTAAAGACCTGCCAAAAACACCCTTGAAAGTTCCTAGGAAATATAAGAAAAAAGACGTCCAACAATTGGTCATTACTCGTGGGGAATTTACACTATGCTTTGATTAAGGTACCCAATAGATAATATAAGAATCGTATAACATATGATGCCTATATCATCCCAATCCTCCATCTACCTATTAAAAGATAATCCGCCCTCCTATATCATAATGATGACCGATGTGTTTTCTTTTTCCATGCTGAAACGGATGATGGCGGATCCCACCACGTTTATCCACCACCTCGGAATATAACTTCTCTGCAGCACCCGCCAGGTCCGTTAACTCACGCCCCAAGTACTTACTAAGTGACGGTGTCTCCTCTACCAACTTCTTAATGTCCTGTTTTAAAAAACTACTTGCCGCTGGCGTAACAAGACCCGAACCCTTAAGACTCCCCAACAAGAAGTCCTGGCAATTATTTTCCCACGCATCATATTTGTAGTACTTTTCACCCATCTCTTTTTCAGCATTACCAATGAAATCACCCATTTTTAAAGACCGTCGTACAGGTACCTGAAGGGCCTCGGCATTTGGTCTGCGAAAGTCTGCATCCTTGACAGGGCCGATTTTAGGAACGGATTCCTTTTCATAGGTATACTTGTTATTAATAATCATATACACGTGAAACAACTTGTCCATCCCAGCCTTATGCTTGATATCTTCCCAGTTCCCAGCAGTCAGCACATTAATGGCACCCGTCGCTAAATGATCCAAGGGTGACCGATACACGGTAATACTCTTAATCGGTTCGTCCTGATGCGCCTCCATGAACTTACGAAAGGCTTTAGGTAGCTTTGGTAACATCCATTGAATGAGGCCACCGATAAATTTACGTTGAACTACGACAGGTTGCAACTCAGGCTGCTTTTTATGAATGTGATGCATTCCATCGGCCTTTAACATTATACTATGAGTAGATATAATGTCGCTAGATGGTTATACCCAGACCTTCATTCCGTATTCTGTTGATGGACTGCAAACAATTGATGCTAGTGTAATTTATGATAATGGTACTAATATCACAACACAATTTGTTCCCTATAGTGGAGCCTTAGGAGATGTTAGCATCCTGCCATATCGTCTCACCAGTAAAAATCTAACAGTAAATCCTGGTCTCGCTCCCATCACAGGTGCTACCTTACCTTATACAATTGCTACCGATGCCGCAGGCAACTTATATACTTACCGATTAACAAATGGCCTTATGACAGTAACGAATGGGCTGGTCGGTGTCACGGGTTCTATTGCTGGCTCTACAGGTGCTACTGGGTCTACTGGTCCTACTGGTAATACTGGGCCTACTGGTATACCTGGTACTGCTAGCGGGACAGGTGCTACTGGTAATACTGGTCCTACTGGGTCTACTGGCGCTACTGGTATACCAGGTATACCAGGTACTGCCGTGAATACAGGTGCGACAGGTGCCACTGGAACAAACGGAACAAACGGAACAAATGGCGCTACTGGACCCACTGGACCCACTGGACCCGCTGGTGTAGTCGCTGGTACCAGCATCTACTACATTCGTGCAGTAGATGCTACTCTTTCCTCTCAAAGTCTCGGAACATTTCTTACACCGATCCATTTTAATTCTTCCACCATTGGTCGTAGTGGATTTACAGTAGACTCTACATATACGTATTTCACAGCTACTGTGGCAGCATATTTCATGATGACATTTACAGGTGTCATCGGTAACCCATCTGGCAGTTCTTCCTCATGTGTCAGTACATTTTTCATTAATACGAATCAGCAAATACAAACGGCAGTTACAGTACCTGCAGGATACAGCGAAACAAGCGTATGTACTGCCTATGGCTATTTAAATGTAGGTGATTATATATATGTTGCCCTAGCAGGTACAGGATGCACTCTACTTGAACCTAATATGATTGTTTATAATGTAGGCTTGGTAGGACCTACTGGTGTCACGGGTGCCGCTGGTACCAATGGTGCCGCTGGTGCCACTGGTGCAACAGGACCCACGGGCGCTGCTGGTACGAATGGTGCCGCTGGTGCAACAGGTGCCACGGGTGCCGCTGGTACCAATGGTGCCGCTGGCGCAACAGGTGCAACTGGTCCTACTGGTATACCTGGTATACCTGGTACTGCAGTAAATACGGGAGCAACAGGTCCTCCTGGTATCGGTGCATTAGGGTCCTATTGCTCCGCATTCTACACGGGTGCGAATTATAATACTCTAACGGGAAATAATACCTTTCCTCTTAATACGATCTCTATTAACAACGGGTTCACTCTTGCAAGTAATGTATTAACATTTCTTAACACAGGTATCTATGAAGTGACTGGTACATTGTTTCTGCAAAGTCTTGTTACATCCATACAAATATTCACGACATCATTTGTCATTAATGGGACATATAACTATGTTGGCAGTCAAACGGTACAAATACCTGCATCCGCAGGAGGTCTCTATGCGGATGCATTTGTTACGAGTACTGCCATTATTAGTGCTATCGCTGGTGACACGATAGGGTTTGCCTATCTTCCTGCAGCTGCCAATTCATTCTTTATTCCCTATAGTCCACTGCCATCTATCAATCTTATGATCAAACAAATTACTAATATTGGTCCCACGGGCGCAGCTGGATCCGCAGGTACAGCAGGAGCAACAGGGGCAACAGGAGCAACAGGAGCAACAGGGGCAACAGGTATTCCTGGCACTGCAGTAAACACGGGTGCAACGGGCATGACAGGTGCAACAGGGGCAACAGGAGCAACAGGGGCAACAGGAGCAACTGGTCGAACGGGTGCAACAGGCATGACAGGAGCAGCTGGATCCGCAGGTACCGCAGGAGCAACAGGGGCAACAGGGGCAACAGGAGCAGCTGGAT